GCCTGGCGATAGGGCTAGGGCTTTACATAATGAGCAAGATAGGGAGAGAGGGCAACAAGAGGGGTGGCACAATGACAACGCCTAAATGCCAATGGTGCGAAGGTGAAACGCGGATAGAACCGCTTGACTTCTACCTTGAGGAGTTAGGGTGCGAGGTCACCTGCGAAGGATGCGATACCTTGATTTGCCTAGAGTGTGGGCAAGATGTACCAAGTGAGAAGGTAGCCAATGCCTAAGTGTGGCGTGTGTGGGTGGATCTTCTCAGATAGAACGCTGATGAAACACGCTGAAACCCCCTGTGGGGAGGAGAGCGAGAAGGCAGGGCGTATGCCGTATGCCCCTGAAATAGATGACCTAATCAAGATAGAGGAGGAGCAGGGCGATGAATAGCGACTGCGTAAGAGGACATCACAACCAATGCGAGGACAGTATCAAGGACACTTACCTTTGTTCCTGCCCTTGCCACCTACAAGGAGGAAGTAAGTGATAACTAAACCTGAGAGCGTGGCAGATAAAGTATTGGAACTGCGTGAAGTGGCAGAGAAGATGATGAGGCAGGACACACCTTACTGCTTAGAGATTCACGCATTAGCGGTGGATATTATTGAAGGACTAAACCTAAAGGAGGAGGCACTATGAATAATCTCATCAAAGAGGCGTTAGAAATTGCCATCAGTAACTGGGAGTACGACGGAGAATACGACAAAGTAAGCGAGGCAGTAACACTAATCAAGGAGGCAGAAGGAAATGAATAAAGGATACTATCAAGCAAAGGCAGACCTATGTCAGAAGTTAGCAGTCGAGGCTATGACAGAGGGAGACAGCAAGACAGCAGGAGATAACCTGATCCGTATGGTGAATGCCTTGAACCAGATCAACCTAATCAATTACAAAGAGGAGAAAGACAATGCCTAAGTATAAAGTTAGATACACAATGGAAAGTTGGTACGAGGTGGAAATCGAGGCTGACGATAGACAAGATGCGCGAGCAAAGTTTGACGCGTTTGATTATCACGACAATAGTAAAGAGATAGGTAGTGAATTACAGGACTCTGTAATTGTGGAGGAGGTCAAATGAAACTCATCAATTTCTACGAGGTTATGAACTACAAAGGGGACATTGAGTGGGGAGGGGCGAGCGCGAGTGAGGCTATCAAGTGGTTTCGTAAGGGCTTCAACAACTCTATCTTCGTGTCAGTATGGAACGAGGAGGACATAGAGGAACCTGTCTTGGTCACCGATAAGATAGAAGTGACGAACCTACTACTCTCCTTGCTGGTGAGCGAGAGGGAGGAATACCAACCCAAGCCTAAGAAAGAGTGGGCGCGATGATATTCTTAGGCGTAATCCTAGTAACTATCCTTGCCTACCTGCTCATAGTATGGGAGGATAGGCTCAATGAATCAGATCGTTAGGCGCAAAGAGTCAGCCGAAAGGCGAGCCGTGCGAGTCCGTAACTACCAGAGGGCGAGGGCGAGAGCGTTTGTGCGCCTACGCAAGGCATACCCCGACCAATACAGAGAGTTTCTGGAACAGGAGAAGGCTAAAGATGAGGCTAATGGAAAGGCGTGGCTGGATATTGCTGGCACTACCGCTAATGACTCTAGTGTTTCTCTTTCTACACACAGACAAGACCTACCACCTAGACCCACGCAAACCAACAGAGATGAGCAGGACGAAGGCTACTTGGGAGGAGAAGAATGAGAACAGAATATTGGCGAAGCAATACGCGTGGGTTGCGTTTGGTTGGAGAGGACGAGAGTGGCTCTGCCTCCACGATCTTTGGACCCGTGAGAGCAGGTTTGACCACTTCGCACAGAACCCACGATCAAGTGCTTTCGGAATTGCTCAACTCCTTGGAGAGAGAAGTCGAGAGCCTGAACTCCAAATACTGCGAGGCTTACGTTACATTGGTGAGCGTTATGGAACACCTTGTCAGGCTTACAGGTTTGCTCTCAAGCACAACCACTACTAAGATAGAGAACTACTAACTCGTTCCTTATCCTTTCGAGTCAGTAGTATAGAAGCCCTTGCCCTTGAAAGATATGGCAGGGGCTTCATACTTTCTACTGACAGTCGAACCGCATTGAGGACAGTCATAATCTACTTCAACATCGTGAATGGATCTGAGAATGAGGATGACGTTGCCACAGGCGGGACATTCGTATTCGTACTTCATACTTCTAGTAACTCCACAGGTACGCGCCAGCCGTCAATAGAAGGATCGGCAAACTGCTCTATCATATATTCGTCAGCCTGAAACTTGCCATAGATTTCAACGAGTGAGAAGTATTCATCATCAAGTACCTTCGCACCTACAACTGTACGTCCAGCATCCTTCTTCCAGAATGGGATAGCACTCTGCGTTCTGATAGTGCGTACCTCAAGGTCACCCACATCAGAGATATTCTTGCGAGCCTTGTGTAATTCATTAGGATACCAAGGCATATTCCAAGCGAGGTTGTAGTGGCGAGCGACTGCCCACTCTGCTACGTTCGCTCTGATATTGGCGAGGATCTCAGGTTCTAACTTACCGAACCTCTTACCAGCAGCGTAGTTTGGTCTATCTTCAGACCCGAACTTGACTAGCCAACGTTCAACAGCGACGAGAGTACAGACTCTCACCTCTGCTTGGGAAAGTTGTATGACTATTGCCAAGGGCTTTCGCCTCCTATATGGTTTTGTAGTTTGCGTAGTGCTTGGTTGCACTTACGATCAACAGTAGAGATAGCACACTCTAGGTACTCAGAGATGAGTTGAAGAGTGAGGTTGTCGTGGAATCGAAGGCGAAGTATCTCTTGGTCTGCCTTATCTAATTTCTCATAGGCTTTCTTGATATCTACCAGCGTAGCCAATAGGTTGCCACCTTCAGCAGGGGCAGAGGGCTTACGAGGTGTGCCATCATTGACAAGGATTTGGCTTTGTTCTAGTGAGGTATTGTTGATAGCACTCTTGATAACAAAGGGTAGTAGTTGAGAGATAGTAACTGTGTCATAGTACGCCTCATCGTTGAGATGATAGCCAGACCTAGCGGCCTTCTCCTTACGAGCATAACGCTCTAGATGTCTGCGTATCTGCCACGCTACCTTCTTCTCGTTCCATTTACGCTGAACCTCAGACTCATCAGAGAGCATCTGGTTGAAGTGATCAGCGCGTGAGAGAACAAAAGCCCACGCCTCTTGTAACAAGTCAGCCTTCTCTGTGTGCGCTCTGAACCTGCGGTGGATACTAGCAACCACCGAAGGAACTAGATCATCAAGGGTTGGATGTAGTTGATTGGTCATTGGCTCTCTTATTCATCTCTTCTACGTATCGGTCAGCCTTTTCACGTTTCTTTCTAGCAATTTCTTTACGGCGTTGGTCTGCCTTGTACCACGAATACTTCTCAGTCATTGGGTAACTCAGGCCAAGTCTTGTCTAGTACCATCATTGCGATAGCAGAATAGTTGAGCAGATCTAAGAAGGAATCTCTGAGGCTTTCGTTGCTGGGAGATACGTCGCTATCAATGAGGTTATTGATGCGAGCCACTTTGTCCCACATACGCACGCGGAGTCCGTTGAGTGGGCCACCTGGAGAGTGAGCGATGTTCTTCGGGCCGTAATCGTGATGCTTGCGGATGAGCAGATTTCCTGCGGTATCAAGTATTCGCCAGACATCTCTGATGAACTCGTCATTTATTTTCTTGCGGGCATCGGCTGACAGGTTATCGTCCCAGCCTTGTAATCTATCGAAAGTATTATCATCCCCATATCCATCAATAATTTTGCTGCCTCTTGTAGGTCTTTCTTGCTCACTCACCTATCTCCTCCTCTATGATTATCTTTCTGTTATCAAAATCTAAACCTGCGTAATGACCATATTCTTCCAGAGTTCTTTCATATCCCAGAGCGCCACTACCTACCCTGCGTGTTGTGAATATATCCATTACCTCTTCCTTTGATTCAGCATCCCTTGATGCGTACTCATCTGGAAAGTCTTTCCAAATGTGACGACGCATATTCTTTTGGAACACAGCACTGTGATCAAAGTATAGATGATAGGCGTACTGCCTGTCAGGTAATAGCAGGTCAAAGCCATTGGTATATGCGCTCGCGGCAAGGAGAATCTCCTCACCCCAGAACATTATCTTCTCGTTGAAACCTATCAAGGCAAACTCTCCCACTGTAAAGATAAAGCCAGCAGATACGCTGCGCTGTATGTCACCTTGGTCTGGGGTAATAGCCAACTGGCTAGGTATCATAGTGTTGGCAAACATCCCTGGATTGCCAGCAAAAGAGATCGCGGTGACATCTGAGGAGTATTCGATCTCTTCCCTAAGGCTGTCATTGTAGGTATATGACGCAGGGTAGGTGGTTAGAAGTGGTTTATCTATACCATCTTGGCGGTATCTTTCTATGTGTTGGGCTAACCCATCATCCCAGTTACGCCACATCCTAGTGTGTCCGTCTATCTGTAAGTAGTAGTCTTGCTGGTCATATAAAGAATTGGCAATAGACCTAGAGATACCTACCCCAATATTATCTGGAGCAAAAGACTCAATGACTCGTAGGTTAG